AATCAAATCATCTCTCAAGATAGCAAGCAACAACAGCTCGCCACAAACCTAAATAACCTCCTCGGGCCCAAAAGCCCTGGCCATTTCGCATAAGCTCGAAGCCCATGCCGCCAAACCACGAATCAAACCATGCGGTTCAAAGCGCAGACCCATGCGCCCTTTCACCGCCTTCGCCAAGGCATCACACACTAAAGCATTATCATAATGCCGCAAATCGTCACGAAGAGCCACATGCCGCTCTACCAACGTGGCGCCACCACCACCAACTATAATCGCCGTTGCAGAACTCTCGAACTGCTTAACGGGATCCTTCACCCAGTACCACCAACCATCCACTTCTACCCAATACCTACTACAAAAATACATGACATCAACACCATAAAACTTCACAGACAAATTAAAAGCTAACGCCATACCGTCAACCACCATACCGACACCTAACGTTCTATTCATCTCAAGTAAGCAATCATCCCCTGTCACCGACAAGGAAACCAAATCACCCCGCTGCAAATCAGTAGAAAAAACCACCGCAGCCAAGCATATAACACCGTTACGCAACAATGTCTTATAAATGCCCGATAACCCCTGCTGAACCAGGTACATCAAGATTCCATACATCGCAGAAACCGCCCTCTTCTCACCATGAGTCTCTTTCCACTTCTCAAGCACCGCCGCATTCAACCCGGTACGACGATACAACTCAAATTCCACCGCAAAGCCAAACATCTCTTGCGATCTATCATAATTCCAAATGTCACCTTCGTACGAGTGTAAAGAAGTGCACGAAGCCCGCACCGGGTTCAATGAGTTAAACCACTCCTCATGCTCCCAAGGCGACTGCCGATGATTAAACCTAACATTCGGCAAAAGAAAACTATCCAACGCATGAAAAAACCGTGTACACATAGCAGAGTACATCGCATTCGCCGACTTCGACTCACTATACATGATCGTCTGCGGCTGCTGCACTTTCGAAGCCGCCCCGGCATCCAGCGGAGGCTTAGCACGAGCCTTCGTCATTATCACCCAATTCCGCAAGTCAACGTCTGCCACCATAAAGAATTCACGCAGAATCGCTTCCGCCTTATGCGTCTCCAACTTCGGCACGTACTCCTCCAAGTCGCCCAAACAAGGAGTCCACAAACCCTCTTCTAACTCTACATTCAAAAGCCCTTTCCAATCCTCACGAAAGCACACATCAATTACTCGGTCAACCACTCGCGCCGGCTCCGCATCCAAATCCACAAAGCCACGCGTATTTGGCACCTCAGCATTCCTCTTAAAAAGCGCCGTCATCGTAGAAAACTGGCACCGGGCAACCTCCGCCGCCCCAGCCGTTTTAGCCCTACACCGACGAATCACACGCGGCAATGGCAACTCCCTCTTCGACTCGTTAACCGAACCGTGAAAACAAACGTTGCGTACCAAATCCGCCTCAGCAGCCAAACGCGACTTAATCTCCTCATCGTCCGCAACCGCCGCCGGGAAGATTCGATCGTAATCATCCTGGGCAACCACCAATGCATCCCCAGTCAACGCCGGCACCGGAATCACATCCGTTCGCCCCGCGCCCTCAAAACGCCTAACTAGCCGCGGCACACGCCCCGCCAAAGAAGCATCCTGCTCTGCCACCAGCTTGTCTAACACCTCGTGCTGCCGTGCCGTCAACTCAGGCACCACCAACGCCTCTTCCCCAACGTGCTGCGACACCGACACCGGACCAGGGGCCTGCCACTCCGGCGCATCCTCGTAAGACTCCGCCTCACCAGAACAAGAACTAGCAGAAGAAGCCGAAGCAGAACCCAACACACGAGTCATACCACCTGCAAACGCCATGGCGCGCTTAAGCAAGCTCAGACCCCGCACCGACGGCCCCGGAAGCCACGGCTCAAAACGTCCTTGCGCCAACGGCGCACCGAAACGCCCAACCATTTGGCGAACAGCCAAATGATCACTTATCTCTTCAACGCGAATTTCAAACGACACACCCGACCGTCGTACACCATCCAACGACGGTATAACCGCCAGCTCATCACCTAACAAAGCCCGCACAGTCAGCACCCGCGCCTTATCAACCACAGCCGCCGCTGCTGCGATAAGCACACTCAACAAACCGTCGTTCAAAACCCCAAAACGACGTTCCAAGTCACGCAAACCCAAACCTAACTGTGCACTCAGCGCCTCACGACGCATAACAATCCTTGCTAACAACGGCACCGTCAAACGCGACGTCACTTCTGACCACACACGCTCCGGCAAACGCACTGTGTCACCGTTACTAAACACATTATTGTTAGAATTCCGCAAAGAAATAAAAACCTCCTCCAACGTCAAACGCTTCACGTCCACAGCCATCAACTGCGACGTCAAATTGCCATACATAACCTCAGGTATATCATCGTATGCCTCCTCCCAAGCTCCAGTAGGCACACCACTGACCGACAAAACACGCCGCGGATAATGTATTCTAACCCACCGCGAGTACGCACTGGTATAATAATTAGCACCAAGCTCCGACGGGAACTCATACGGCCCCTCAGACTCCACACGCCTGGCCACGCAGTGAAACATCCCATGCTCCCCAAGAAACTTCTCGACCACCCAGTCCACCTTACCATCACGGTAAGCGTGATTCAAGAAAAAGGAAGTTAAAGAACTAAAAGGAACCGAAAAACCTGCACCAGGATCCCCACGTGGCAGAAAACTTATCACATCCTCAGACTTATTCACCAAGTAACTCCCCGGAAAGCACTGCAACTCCCCTTCATCGGCCATTAGCATCTCAACCTGGAAAAATGCATCAACATGCACCTCAGTAGCCCCTCTCGCATTAGCCGTGGCTATTGCTTGCGCCAAAGAAACCGGCGTCTTAGGCAAACAAATCCTTACCACATCAGCACGCCTTCGGCACAGCCTCGCGCTGTGACACGCAACGGCACCACCACCATCCGTCTCCAAGTCACACAGAGCTGCCCTCGCCTGCGCCGCTATCACAGGATTCTTGCTAAAAGTAAGACTCCGCAACTGCATATCCTCCCACTGATACGAAGCAGCCAGCCGATCCGAAGCGTAAGAACGACACACGTGAACAAACGTCTCTCCCTTTGCCACCTTCGCCGGTATATCTCCGTCGACCTCCACAACCTCTTCACCATCCATAGATACCACCATAGAACCGCGCAAGTTCATCAAAAAAAGCACCGCCCCCGCATGCGGCTCCATACGATCACGCAACCCAAAATCCTGCACCTCCACACGCCACATAGGAAACTTACGCTCACAATCCAGGCGTATGTCATTCGAAATCATAAAAGGAACCACCACCCGTCGCCGCATCGCCAACGCCTCCTCACGTTTATCCGATGCCTGCCGCATCATTTCACAATACGCACGATAATACACACTCGTTGGATCCCGTAACGCCCTCAACCGCACCTGACTCCTCTCCTCTTCCATACTTTAACACAACACACTTTGAACTATAATAATATACTTTAATGGTTTATTGATCGGAAT